TCTATTGAAATCGGCTTTAATACCTTGCATAAGGATTTCAGAACCGATTTGTTTAAGGATAGTTCCGTCAACATTATCTTTATCTGTACCCGAACGAAGTACTTGACCTTTTACTTTATTGTAATAGTTGTTCCCATTCATTGAAACTTCTACCTCAACGCGAACAGGAGAGATTCTAGGGTTTGTATAAGCACCGTATTGCTTACCCGCCCAAGACAATCCATTGTCTGCAGTAGTTAAAAATGATGCAGCAGCAAAGTGGTCTAAATCTGTAATACCCTTTACTTCCGTCATTACATCCATCCCTGATAACACCTCTTCACCTAAGAAGAGTGGGGATACGAAATATTGAAGAGCATCCGCAGCGATAAATGTTGCTGCCGCGTCTGTGTTGTTAAAATGTGCTTGTGCCATAATCGTTATTTTATTTTAAGTTAATTAAACATATTCTTAGCCATCGAATCCCAAGCATTAGGGTTTGCCGATGGTGTTGCACCAACCGTAGGCTCAGTACCCCCTAAAGTAACAGAAGGGGTAGCCTCTAGTTTAGCTATTCTTTGAGCCATTTGGTCGAATTGAGTTTTCGTTTCTTCCTTAGACTCATTAGTTTTTTCTTTTTGAACGCTTAGTTTCTGAGATAAAGCATCTCTTTCTTCTGTTAACGTACTTAACTGAGCTTTCAACTCATCTACATTCACACCTTCAGGTGCTGCAGCAGCAGGTTCAGCGGCAGGTTCAGCAGCAGGCTCTTCAGCCTTAGCTTTAAATACAGTTTTTAAATCTGTAATTTGCCCTTGAAACCAAGTTTTTAAATCCTCTGACATAGTTTTCTCTTTAAGGTTATCAATATTTAAAGTATTCAGTATTTGTTCAGGAGTCTTATTCTCAAATCCGTTCAAGTCGTATCTTGCAACAACCTTAACTGAGCCTAAAATTTCATCTACAAACCCTAACTCTAATGCCTCTTGTGCGGATAGCCAAGTCTCACGAACCATCATTTGTTCTATTTCGTCTTCTGAGATATTTGTCTTAGCCTTGTACACATTAAGCATTGTAGTTTCAATCTTCTCTAAAGCATTAACCTGCTTACGCATCTGAGCCTTATTTCCGAATACAGTACTCATAGGAGAGTGTATCATAAATAAGCTGTTAGAAGTCATCTCGACCTTATCAGCAGCTAAAGCGATTATTGTTGCCATAGAAGCAGCCAACCCTTCAATCTTTACCGTTACATTCCCTGAATAGTTCTTCAGAGCAGTATAGATTGCTTGACCTTGAAAGACATCGCCTCCTGTACTATTAATATGTACAGTAATATCTTTCCCTTTTAAACCTTGTAAGTCACCTAAGAAGCTCTTAGCTGTGATGCCGTGAACACCAATCTCATCGTAGATATGAATATCTGTCGATTTACCTTTAGCTTCTACTGTTGGTATCGAGTACCAAGACTTATTTCCGTATATACTTTCCATTGTTGCAAATATAAGTTTTTAATATGTTTTAGTGTTGCCACTCTCTGACACTTTATTCTTTACGTAATCGTACACAACCCTTTGTGTTTGGCGGACAGAGATACTATACTTATCTGATAAGTCTATAAAGATATGTTTAATCAAATCCGTATCGTTAAGCCTTAGTGCTTTATCGAAATCCCTTCTAATTAAATAGTTCCTTACAGACGTGTTATCTAACAACCCTTCGTTATAAAGAGTACTAACCACCTGCAGAGAGTCTTCCCCGCAGATGTTAGTTATCTCTTTAACTAGCTCACACTCAAAGAGTTGTACGTGGTGCTTAGAACCTTGAACCATCTTCTATTGTTTTAACTCTGTTCTGTACTTGATTTAAACTCTCTACGGGTAATACTACGTTAGTATTTCTACCGATAACTTTAGCTAGTAAATCGTAATCTACACCGCTACTCGACCCGCCACCTGAAGAGCCTGAGCCTGCGAATCCAACTCCACCGCCCGCTACGTTAATAGCACTTAGTTGATTTCTAAACAATGAAGCACTTCGTTTATTTATAACAGCCTCACCGCCCTCTAGTTCAACTACACGTCCACCTACTGCAAACTTCTCGCCACCCTGAGCGTGAGAGTTACCGTGAACCATACCACCGTTAGCGAACTTCTGAGAACTGATAGTACTCATAGCTAGGGTATATCTACCAAGAGCTAATCCTGCCATTAAAGCATATTGCGAGATACCTGCCCCACCGAAGGTTATAGAATTCGCAGGGTTAGCTGCTGCGGCTACAGCGATGTTACCTAGCTCTTGCATAAAGCTAATAGTTGCTAACTTCTGTTCGTTCTTCTTTCTTTTATTAAAAGCTTTCTTTTCTAAAGCCTCTAACTGCTCATCATACCTAGACTGAGAGATAGCACCACTATCCAACCTGTCCTGTAAGGCAGTCTTCTGTTCTTCGTTTCTCTTATTCCAATTATCAAAAGTGCTATTAGCTGAAGCCTTTAATGCGTCCGCAACTAAATCAGCAGTCTCTAATTGAAGTCTTCTCTTTTCAGTTTCTTTATCAACGTAATCTTGATGCTCTATCTTAGCCAAAGATATTTTAACATTAGACAACTTCCTACTATTACTAGTTCTTTCTGCGGGGTTTGAATCGCCTCGAGAATCAAGTAGTTCATAGTGAGCAAGCTCTAACTCTAAAATCTCTCTCTTGACATCTCTAGAAGTCTTATTACCTGTAGCTTCTTGCATTGCTAACGCAGCTTTCTTTTCAGCCAACTGCTCTTCTGCAGCTAACTTCGCTAAGTTATAAGACTTAGATGTTTTCTTGCCCACCTTAGTTTCTAAAGCAAATATTTGTAACTCTAAATCATTAAGAGCTTTCGTTGTGCTTATAGCGGTAGATTCTGCTTGCCTAGCCAACCCTTTGATTTTTAAATAGTAAGCCTTCTTCGCTTCAAGTTTCCTTGCTTTTATATCATCAACGTCATCGCCGTTAGCAATACCTTCACGAGTAATCTCTCTTATCTTATCCTCAAGCTCAAATTTAGCTTTAATCTCAGCCTCATCATACTCTCTAGAGTTTGCTGCATTAATCTCTTGCCTTTGTTTTTTCCGCTTAGTCGTTAGTCGAGCTATGTTAAGTTCTACCTTAGCCATTTCAGCCTCACTAGCTCCGCCTAAAACACCGTAATAAACCTTTAATTTATACGCAGCAGTCAAGCTAGTTTCTGTTTGCTTTAAAGCTGTTGCGTTAGCGTACTCTCCGTTTGTTAAAGCCTCTGCAGCTATATCATTAATCTTCTGATTCTTTGCAGTCCTGTTCTTTAACTCGAAAGAATTATAAGCCATTTCAGCGTCAGCCTTAGCTTTAAGTATAGCATCGTCCTCTTCTTTTGTTTTAAGGTCTGCAGCCTTCTTTATTCCGTTTCTTAATACAAGACTTTCTTGATACCTAGAAGCAACGTCCATTAATTTTAGTTGGTCTAGAGTAAGTAAATCCGTAATCTCAGGATTTTCCATATCTATATCCTTAGTGTGCTTCGCTATCTCAGTAAGCATCATTTGATACCCCTTTGGAATCTCATCAAGGTTGTCTGAATACTCATTAAGTTTATCTACGTCATAAGCCCCTAAAGGGTCAAAGGCTTCGGTTAATTCTAACTGAATTAAGTTAGCTCTAAGCTCTTCAGTCATAGTAGTAGTTCCACGAACCATATCTAGGTAAGGTATTAAACCTTTCATTCCGAGAGACGTTAGCTCCTTATCGCTGTGATACCTTAGCATCTCTAACGACTTAGCTAAACCTACCGTAAGCAACCCGAACTCCGTACCTAAATCTATAGCGTCAGTAAGGTCATCTATTATGGCTCTAGACCAATCTGAATTACCTACAGCTATTTTGTAAAGTTGCCACGAAGCTGTCAGTTTATCTAACTTAATTTGAGTAGACTCCATCTGAACTCCTGTGGCTCTGGTCACATTAGCAGACCTTAATGTTTCGTCATTTAGTTCAGCTAAGAATTTATTATAATCTTCTGCGTTATCCCCTGCGATAGAGAATATTGCTGTAAGACCACGGACATTACCAAACATCAATTCTATATCTCTAGGATTACCTTTGTAAGCCTCATTCAATCTTCTCATAGTTTCGGTAAACCCTACTGCTTTCATTTGAGCAGCACCAATAGGAATACCCCACTTAACGAATAAATCTCTAGATTGAGCAGCAGGTTTTTGCATTTGCGATATAGCCGCACGAAGAGCAGTTACAGACTTAGCAGCATCCAAACCTGAACGAGTAGTAACCGCAATAGCAGCACCTAACTCCTCAAACTTAATACCCGAAGCCGCAGCAAAAGGAACTACAACCCCTAAGGATTTAGATAGCTCAGCCACGGTTGTAACACCAAACTTTTGAGTAGTAAATAGTATTTCCGAAACCTTACCCGCCTCACTTGCTTCCATACCGTAAGCGTTCATAACCGTAGTAAGCCCCATTGTAGCAGACTTCAAATCGGTTACACCCGCTATCGCTAACTTGGAAGCCTCGTCTAAGAAGGTGATAGCATCAGCCCCTTTAACCCCTGCGGATACAGCATTAAATAAAGCTTGAGTAACATCTGATACAGCAAAACCGTATCGCTTAGTTACAGCTAAAGCTCCTTTAAATAAATCCCCACTAAAGAAGTGAGCGTCTTCTTCAGATAAAAGAGTTGTAACATTCTTTATACCCCTCTCAAATTGAGCGAAAACCTTAACCGACCCCACCATAAAGGTAACTAGCTTACGGACAGCCATAGCGGCAGCCATAACACCAACACCCATAGCAGCCATAACTTTACCATTTCTTTTAGCTTGAGCAGCAGCACGCCTGGCGGCAGCCTCCTGTTTCTTTAATGCTAATGCGTTCTTTTGCAACGCAGAGGTAAGTGCGTTCATAGAAGCCCTAGCCGCATCTTGCTTCTTTGAGAAGTTCTTTAGAGATACTGCAGCTTTTGCGTAAGCCTTAGTGTCCTGAGTTCCTTTCGCAACCCTCTTCGCCTGAGCCGCAGTCAACTCTTTCACCCTCTTGGATGCGTGAGCTAGTTTCTTTTGGTAAACATCTAGGTCTTTAAGACCCGTCATATTAAACTCTACCGTATGCTTCGATAATCCTTTTGCCATAATTATAGGTTTTCTTGTGTTCCTCTAGGGTAAGTTAAAACTAATTCGAGTTTAGTTGGGCTACTATCATTAGGGTTGTAATTCAAAACCTTATTCAATATATAGTAGTCATTTTTAATCTTAATGTATTTTCTGAAGTTTAACCCATCTATATCTGCGGGAGTTAAATTAGCTTCTGCTATGGTCATTCTATCAGAGAATTTAAGCATCTCTACCTGACCTTGATGATACTTGTTGTACAGACCCCCATTAACGTCTTCAGAGCCCGTAAAACTAAGGTCGCTGTTACTAAACGTAGCTACAGGCGAAACCCCATCTCCGCTATAAATATAAGCGGTATCTAAGTAGTTTAAAGCGTTAATACTCTCTAGTATCGTAGTAGACGAATCACTAGAAGGAGGGAAGTGAGTAGCGTAGTAAGCTGAAGCCCCGACAGCCAAACCACTTAATGATAAGAAATCTGATTTAGAAACTCTCCCTTTAGTAGTTGCTAACTTACTTTTAAACGAACTTAATACATCAGGTTTAGAATGGTTCGTAGGGTACTCAGTGAATAGTTGGCTTGAGAACGCTCTAATACAATACACTCCAACAGCCTTAATAGGCGAGGTGATTGAATTAAATAAACCTCTATTCATATTCATTTTACCCGTAGAGAATATAGATAACCCTACCGTAGAGTCTTTAGTACTTGAAGGGTTTGCTTTAATATCAACGTCACCAAACATAACCGTAGAGTCTCCACCAAAAGAAAGTGTTTTGTCTGACGAATCAGGGACAAACTTATAAGACAACTCTTTAGGTAGTATAGAATTTATGCTCTGCTCTACCACGTAAGCCTTTTTAGTCCAATCAACAGCGTTAGAAACATTTGTATCGTAGAAGTCATTAAACGGTTCTACCTCTATCGTTCTAGTCTTTTTGTTTGTAGTCCATATTAAGTTAAATAATTTAGACACCTCTGAGACAAACTCTAAAGTAGATACGTTAGGCATTAAGTCAGCAACACTAAGTCTAGGGCTTGAGTTTATATTGTAGTAAGCTCCAAAGTTGTGTATAGGTATTGGCGTTTCGCTTAACTGAACATTCAAGTTACACTCGTGCATAATGAAGTGATGCCTAGAAGTGTACCCTAAATCCGCACCCGAAAGGAAGTCATCGTGGTCTTCTATCAGGTTATTTTGCCAATCGTAAGCTGACCCGTGAATCTTGTCAGCTAACATAGCTACAGGGTAATAGCTAGTACCCGCCTCTAGGTATTGAACTTGAGTACAAGACATAGGTTTGTCAGGGTGATTTTCTAGTATAGCTATCTCAACCACAGCACTATCAGACCTATTAAATAATGTTTCAGCAAATCCTTTAGAGTCCACAAACGTAGGCTCGTCTTCCGCGTTCTTAGCGACTAAGGCTATAGTAAATTTAGAAAACTCACCAATACCTGCATAGTATTTTCCGTCAGCCTCATCATTATAAGTAATGTTGTTGTCGTAATTAATATCGCTATCACCTTCAGTTATGAAGTTATCTCTAAAGAATGATACTCTAGAGTTACTAGATATATCATAGTACCCCGAACGATTTACCGTTATCTTTGTTGCGG